CACGATAAGACACCCTATCTACTTTCCACATACAATCTACTCCCTTATCCTAAACTCAGGCCCTACCTCGTCGGCACTTGTAACACTTAATAACATAGGCGGATGCACTACCACGCATACAACTACAGGTCACTTTTCCTCTCTAACTATCGTTTCCATTCGAGATCTAACTATGTCTACTATGTCACCACTAAACAACATAACTATTTTCATTAGTTCTTTCTGATATTCTTTCTCGGTCACTTTTCCCTTCCTTCGATTCTTAAACCATAACCTAAAGCCTTGGAGTTATCAACTTTGTATATGATTTTAGACTCTGTTTTAGAATCCATGTCTTTTAAACCCCCGTCTTCAATCCATTGGTCCAAAGTAGTCCCGATCCCTACTCTCATAATGGTTTCGGTATCACATTGTCCATTATAGAACTCACTAGAATGTTCTTTTAGAAATACGTTAATTCCTAGGTAGGTTCGTTCTATTCCTTTTGAGTCGGTCCACTTAAATTCACGGTCTAGGCCTCCGACGAAGCGTAAAACGGCATGTTCACCGTCTCTTAATGCAAAACTCTTAACTTTTCGATATGTTGCTAATAGGTCACTCATCAGACTTTAGTATGGAAGGGAGAATATAAGTGGAATGTAGATGGAATATGTTTATATAATGGATTTGGGTATACAAGTATAATGGTATTACGAGCCAAGAGAGCTAAAAACGGTAGGATGATGTATTTTAAAGATAATAAACTTATCTCTAAAGCACGTTATCAAGCTGCTAAAAGTCGCTCATCAGGGACAACTAAGCGATCTAAGGCTCGTAAGCCCTCTAATGGAAAACGAAATATGAGAAAATCCCTCCCTCACCCAAGTATCACGGGCATGGCTTCAGGCCTTGCCATAGCAAGTTACCTAAACGCCGGCCGCACTATTGCGACATCTGGCGGTAGAGGTTCCACAAAAATAGAAGGTGTCGTTAAAGATATTACAGACGGTCAACTAGGAACCGCATTTTCGACACTATCAACTAATGCCGTTAATATGATCGGCACAGATGAAGGTAGAAAAACACTAGTGACTGCTGGAGTGGTCGCATTAGGCGGGGCCTTTGCACGTCGGCAGTTCCCACAATTAAAATTGGGCGGGTCAAAGATATTTTTCAGACTTTAATGGAGTAAATAATGAGCATAGTAATAACAAGAACCGAAACAGCACTAACAACCACAGCTGGGGTATTTTCAGCTATGGACAATATTGGAGCGTCTAGCGTCTCCAGCAGCCTAGTTATACCGTCGAATGTATCGGCAGTAAAACAGATAACAATAAGCGTCGCAAGTGACGCAGCTGAAGAGTACGTCCCTTTGGTTCAACTCTCAGGAAATTCACTTAGAGACGGTTCTGCTGTCTTTTGTGGAACTGGCCAAGTATCTAATGCTTCAGCAGTAGGGTCCAATCCTAATTCAATGACTTATGACACAAACTTAAGCGTTGTATCTGGTAATACTTTAGAGATCGCAATAGCTACCACAACCGTGGCAACTATTGACGCGGCAGTTACTTTACAGCTAGAATAATTTTTATGGCAGATAAAGAATACGCCCCTTGGAGTCGCGAAACCTCTGACGGTCTCATCACGTCAGCGGTAGACTCTCACGTTAGGGTTAGTCAGGATGTAATACCAGCCTTAAACGTTGGAACTATTGACCGTTTAACTGGTAAATGGGAAGGGGCCCAAGTTTCTGATAGTTTATTTCTAGTAGATCCAGTTCACGAAGCGGTTGGTAATGGCGGAGAGGTATTGAGTCCACAAAGGTCAGACCATGAATATATTGACATGACTGGTTTTACTAAAATATATATTGCTATCAAACCTAGTAATGGGGGTAATGTCGCAATTAAAGCAGTTATGGGGCCAAATACCTATAACTTTGCTAATCTAAACCCTGTTAATTCTGGGGAGAATTTAAGAGGGTCTAACCCCTCTGCAACTGGTAACGCTCTTAGTGATTTATTTAGTAATGCGGCGGAGTCTTTAACCGCTGACGTATGGAATATATTTATTATTGGAGCTACTAACAACGAGTTAATAGATCAAAAGTTACTACAGTTTAAAATAACAAACAATAGTGGTGGACCTTCTAATATACAATTTGCGTCTTTACGTGTTGTATGAACGTTCTAAAGTATGGTATAAGTAGGCCTGGTCCTGGTGATTTGTGCTTAAATCAAAAAAAACCATATAAGGGTATATAATACATGAAATTACCAAAAGACCTTGAGGAAGTAGTTAAGAAAATAGATTGGTTAGAAACTGTTAAAATTGTTATGCCAATAGTACAACCTTTTGTCCAAGGTGCTTTATGGTATGGTTTTACTAATTTTGATAAAAGGGCACAGGCACTTTCTCGATTTATTGCAATAGCTGAAGTAATACCAGCAGTAGATCTAAATCTACCTCAAGGTGTTGTTTTAGCTTCGATGTATGATGGCGTTGAGGATGCTTTAGCTATTTGGACCACATTGGTGGAAACTCTTCAAGAAATACCCGAACAAGTAAAAGATTTAGTTAAGAAAACAAAAGAAGAGATTGAAGAAATAATCCCTGATAAAGATGATATACTAGACCCAATAAGAGAGAACGACCAAGTACAAGCGATTGGTGCTTGTATTGCTAACGCTAAAAAACATTTAGGTTGGGGTGTCTATACACCAGTAGGTTATGCTTGGATAGTTTCCTGTATGGCTCAAAAAGGATTTAGTGTTTCTTTGGATTGGGTGAAAAAAGAGATTGCGAAACTATGAACGACGAACAATTTATAATTGTATGGATTATGAGCTTCTTTTGTTATTTAGTAATTTATACTTATTGGATACCCTTAAAGACTCAGAAAAAAATAGAGACGTGGTTGTTAAGTAAAGAATCTGATGAAGCACTTAACCAAGGATTAGAAGTAATAGTTAAAAGCATTAGAGAACAAACTTTACAAGATTTTGAGGAATTTATGCTGCCAAGAGCTAGGGAAAGTTTGCAAAAATTTTGGAGTGGTGCCATGGGTAATGCCGCCAAAGAGTTAGGAAAAACTGAGGAAGGATCACAATTAAATTTATTAAGTAATATGACCAAAGATTTGGCTTCAAGTCCTTGGTATGTTCAGGCCGCCGCTAGTAAATTACTACCGATCATCGAAAACGCAACGAACAAGCAGAGTGGCACAGTAAATACGGTATCAAAAGGCATGGGAATACGCAAATAACCCACTTCTAAGCCACGATAAGACACCCTATCTACTTTCCACATACAATCTACTCCCTTATCCTAAACTCAGGCCCTACCTCGTCGGCACTTGTAACACTTAA